AGTCCCTAATAAGGCACTACCCCCTTGGTTACAAACTCCTTCTAGTTCTTGGTGGGGAATTGCCAACAGAGCGAATACTGGAGCAAGGATTACGAATCAGATTATCGAAATGATGGAATCGTATGCTGATAACATATTTATTCCGTGGATATTTCTGCAGTTGAAAACTTTCGTAGAGAAGGATTTGAAATCAACAACTGGAAGGCAGACTCGTTACCAAGCTGCGAACATGAAGTTTGATTTTGATGATGCCATATTCTCAGCTGTGTTCGCGTACATCAACGCTAAGGCACATAATAAATTTGACCCAGAAATGATTACTGGAGATAAGGCTAAGAAAACCGTAATCAAGTATGTTCAAAATAGGGATACTAATTTTGAGCTAAGAAAAGCGAAGGTAAATATTGCTACTAACGAGGTGGTTAGATATTTGCAATGATTTTTTTTATATATTTGTAAAATCTACACCGTGTAGAGTTTATTAATAACTTTCACTGACGAGCGTAATTGCCGTCTGTGTATAAAACAAACAAAATGCATAAACCAAAAGATTTGGCGGTATTGAATACGATTCAAGCTGCTGCTGCTGATGTAGTATTAGCAGGAGGAAAATTGCAACTAAATGATGGTGCCGTTGATTTATTATCTGACGCAATCAAAATAGTTGACGGAGAAGGATACACTAAAACAGCTTATTCAGCTGGTGTTGCCTCTGTAAAAGATGTTGATTTTGCTGGTGGGCCTTTATTGGCGTTATCTCAGTACAGATTAGCTGTTGAAATCCCAGGAAGAATTGACTTCAATGGTGGTGGAAAAGAAGCTAACCAATTAATCGCTATTAGAGAATATATTGTTTGGACTGACGGAGCTGTTCCAACTGCTGCTTCTTTAGCTGCTGATTTCATGGCACAAGTGAATCTTGATGCTGCTGCTGATGTAACTGCTACTGTAGTTGCCAACAAATTGAGATTAACTCTTGATTCTGTTGATGAGGGTGATTTCTTCCCATCTGTTGAATCAGGTGCGACTATCACTGAACCAACTCCTTATGTTGCTCCTGCAGGAACTCCTGCTATTGTTGAAGCGTTAGCTCCAACTCAATCTAGCCCAACAGCTACGTACACTACGTACAAGATTGATTACAAGCACTTCTACAAGCACAATGGTGTTGGTGGAATGGAGTCTCGTAAAGATGAGTATGTTTACATCTTCGCTGATGCTGGAGCTGCAAACTACGCTGCTTTCGATACTGAGTTACTTGCCGTATTAGGTGGTACTCATACTCCGATAGCTGACTACTTAGGAATGTAGTATTGAATTAAGGGGAGGTAAAGTATCTCCCCTTCTTTTTTACCTAATACAATTATCATGGGTTATACAAGCGAACACGCAAGCAACGAATTAAGAAAATCTGCTGGAGGACCAACAGATCCTGACAAGAAAAAGAAAAAGAAAGTTTACGGGAAAAAAGTTGGATCTACTGTTAAGTCTGGAAGAACCGGAAAGAACATTACGGTTACCGATAAAAGAGTTCCTAAAAGAGACGTAAGAGCCAAATTTTAACATATGGCAGAGGAATTTGATTTAACAATGTTTGAGCCGTCAGGGAATGACATGCGAAAGGATTACCCTGAGCTCAACAATTTCAAGGAATTTGCAGACCTAAAAGCCAGAGAGATAAAATTCTGCTGGTACATGGGGAATAAGACAAGTCCTCTTGTAAAAAAGAAACTAAAAGGAAAAGACCTCGTATTAGCAGCAGTAAACATCTGTTATGACGAGAGAGCTATAGAAGTGAATAAAACCGTTCAAGGTATAATAGAAGGGGATATCCCTCAAGGTATACTTAATGGAATCACTAGAATGGCTTCATTTAACCCTAGCTACAGATTAAGGGCTAAATGGATGAATGAGTATGTGTTTGAGAAGTTGAATAGTTTGGTTGTATTAGATGAAATGGCAGAGACAGCCATGAATATTGATCCAGACCAAAAGAAGAAATATGCCGATCTAGCTATTAAGATTTCTTCCGAGATGCCAGACCTAGTTACCCGAATGGAGAGTGGGTATGGTGTAAAACTCGAAAAGAATACTAAAAGTGGAGAAATACTAACGAGTTTGTCCGAACAGACAGATAGAATAAAACATTAGATGGCATTATTTTTAGAAACAAGTCAACAACGTCCAAATAGACTGGAGGAAACGAAAAACGAGGACTACCACGTTAAGTTCGGAAGATGGTGTCTTCAAACTATTAATAACACCAACTACAAGCGATTTATCACTAAAACTTTAGTTAACTGGAGTTTCTATAAAGGTGGAGATGGTCAATGGATTTTCGAAGAGGATTTAGAAGCGTTCTTCCTTGATGAATCTGGAGATACTAGAAATAGGTTAAAGATGTCGGAGAATATAATCCGTCCAATGGTAAATCAGTACATCGGTAATGCCATTAGAATATCATATAATGCAAAAGCTCAAGCTACATCTGATTTTGCTATCAATCAAAGAGAGAAGGAATTAAAGAGACTTAAGTTCTATGAGCAAATGTCAGAACAAGTTCCTGAGTTCAACGATGTGATTAGAGATAGAATACCTTTAGGAAAAACACCAGTAGAGACCGAGGAGATATTCGAAAACTCTTGGATAGATACTCATGAAGAAGATATAAACTTCCTCTTAGAGTTTGTTTCGAAAGAAATAGACATGGAGGAATTGAAGGTTCAAATCACTAGACATTTATCTATATCTGGACTTGGTGTTTATAAAGGATACGAGCAAAACGGAAGATACATGGGTGAAGCATTGGATCCTTTGTTTTTCTTTTGGGATATGACTGCCAAGAAGCCTGACCTTAGCGATGCTGAGTATATGGGAGATTGGTATTACATGGACACCCCTTCGTTATTTGAGAAGTATCAAAACATATCTAGCGACGATAGACTTAGAATGGAAAGGCATTCTACAAACGGCTCTTTAGATATCCATAAGATAATAAACAACTACTATACAGCATCCACATCTAAGATACCGGTATACGAGGTTTACTGGAAAGATTCTGAAGTTCATGAGTATGCCTGGGTATTGGACCCGTATGAATATCCTTTCTTCACTAGGATTAATCACAATTCCTCTAAGTACACAGATAAAGATATTATAGATCCTCCAACAGATGCTCATAAAGATAAGCTAGGGAACAAAAAGAAAGCAAAGATATATGTAGATGTACTAAGGTATTGTATTTTCGTTCCTAAAGAGGAGTTAGGTTCTGCTAGTGGGCAAGATATTGTTTTGGAGTTTGGGGAACTTGAGTATCAAGAAAAACAAGCTATCGACCCATCTAATGTAAGCTTTCCTTACAAGTGCTATACATGGACATATGATAAAGGAGAAGTATTAAGCCCATTGGACGATGCTATTAATCCTCAGAGATTTATTAATCGTCTTAAATCGGTTGCTGAATCTCAAATAAACAACTCTAGAGGATCTGGTACTGTAATCGCTAAAGATGCAGTTGACCCAAGAGATGGAGAAGAGTCAATGGTTAGAGCTGTAAACAAATCTAAACCACTCTGCGTTGATACAACTAGAACTGGTTCGGTTCAGAACTCAGTTGGAGAATATGGAAATAACATTGGGAACGGAACTCTTAATCTATTTACCATAATGAAAGAGACAATGGCTGGTGTCCAACAGACTACTGGTATTAACGAAGCTATGACTGGAACGCAAGGAGGTGGTGACCAGTTAGTAGGTGTTTTAGAGTCTCAAATACAAAGAGGGTCTATCGGTCAAGAACCATTTTATTGGGCACTAACGTCTATTTTAAAACAAGCTCACCAGCACATTGCGTCTGTGGGTAAAAGGATATATGCAGACAACCCTAGAAGGTTGGCAATAGCCACTGGAGACAGAGGTATGCAAAATATCACCCTTACGAAAGATACAGTTCTAGAGGAGTTCAAGATTTTTATCGAGAGATCCGAAGGAGAGAAGTCTGCCATCCAAGCAGGAAATCAATTATTATTCACTCTAGTTCAAGCAGGACTTATCGACCAATTTAGGTTTGCTAATTTATTCGGAAGAGCAGATGCTGATATGATTGCAAAATCTATGAGAGAGTTCCAGGCAGAGAAAGCTCAAGCTGCTAACCACCAACAAGAAATGGCTGCTAACCAACATCAATTAGCATCAGAAGAAACTGCAAGACAAGAGCAAATTGCCATGAGTAATGAACAGCAAAGAATGGATAATGACAATGCCAACAAACAACTGGACAGAGACCATGATGCTGAACTAACAATGTTTAAAGAAACATCTAAAAATGAAAGAGAACAGCAAAAAATAAAACAACAATAGGTGTGATATGCAGATATGTATTGAAAAAAAATATATATTTGCATTAACCACGCATTAAAAACAAAGATATGCAGGAAGAAGAAAAACAAGACTCAGTCGTTACAGACGAAGCGATTGAGCAAGAAGAACAAAGAATAGCTCAAGAACAACAAAGTTCATTGACATCTGATGAAGTAACTCATACGCCTGATAGCGTTAGAGCAGACATAGAGCAAATTGAAGCTCTAGGTCGAATGGATCCTTCAATATTGGACGATCCAGAGTACTTAAAAATGAAAGAAACTTTAGAAACACTAGAAGGTAAGTCTCCGGCTAATGAAGAGGGGACTGTAGATGAT